AACAAAAGCAAGAGTTAGTAGATGTTATCCAAGAACTAGAGGAGACATTAGATCCTGATGAATTTGAAATTGTTGAGGAAGTAATAGAGTTAGATGATATACCTGATGAAATTATTGTTATTGTTGAGGAAGTAATAGAAATAGATGAGGAACCAATTAAAGAAGTTTTTGACGAATTAGATCAAGAGGAAGTAGATGAGGAGATCATAGAAGTTGTGGAGGAAATACCATTAACTGAGGAGGAAATAATTATAGAGGTAGAGGAAGTTGTAGAAGTTATTGAGGAACTAGAGGAAGTAGAAATTGAGGAATTGGAAACAGAACAAGTTGTTGAGATCATTGAGGAAGTTAATGAAGCGGGATTGGAAAACCTTGCAGATGTTAGCGAGACTGTACTTGAAGTTGTAAGTGAAGTTGTAGAACAGGCCATACAGGTAGCACAAGAGGAAGTTCTTACACCTCAACAAGAGACAGTAGTAGCTGAAGTATTAGGATTAGAATCAACTGATGACGTAGCAATTATTGCAGAGCAAGCAAAAACAGACGAAGCTGTTGCAGAAGCAGTAGAGGAGTATGTAGATAGAGCAGTAGAAAATGCTGATGTAGAGGATTACAACATTGCAGACGTTACAACTGAAATACAAACTGAGCAGTTCCTCGCAGATCCAATAGGTGAATTAACTGATATTGATTTAAGTGATGTGTCATTGCAATCATTAGAATTATCTGATACACAAGCAGAAAAAGCACAAGAAGTTGTAGTTCCTGTAATCATAGCTTCACAAATTATAGCTAGTGTGCAAGTAGTACCTATTAAGATAAAGAGATGAAGTTAATTAAAAAGTTTTTTAAATGGTTGTTTGAAATATTAAAAGAAACAATAGCACAAACATTTACATTATTAGGTTTTTTTATTGCATGGCTTACACTTACAGGTACAGCTAAAGATATTGTTGGTGTAGCAATTATAGCTTCTACAATACTTTGGCTTTTAACTATAGGTTTACGTAAAGACAAGTCAGAAAATCCAAAAAAAGTTAGTAGGTAATGGTATAATAAATACAGGAAGGAAGTGATATGCCCGCAAAAAAAGCATATAAAGCTAAAACTGTTAAGAAAAAGAAAAAGAAATACGCTAATAGATAATTAGTGTGTAACTGTAATATATTGTGCTGCGGTTGTAAATTACACTGCAGTACATGGAGTAACAATGGCTAGAAAAAAGAAAAATAGTTTAGTAAATAATATAAACAAACGTAAAAAAGCAGGTACAAGTAGATCAAAAAAGAACTCTACTATATCTCCAAAAGCATATAGACAACTTAAAAAGGGTTGGAAAAAGTAAAAGTATCTTGCCCTAAGTGCAATAAAAGTTTACAGATCAACAGAGATAATTCTAATTTATACTGTGATAATCGTAAATGTAAGGACTATAATAGAAACAAATGAAACTACAGGTCGTACGCACACAATTTGGACTAGACGCAACTAATGGCTTACTGTTTATTGACGGTAAGTTTGAGTGTTTTACATTAGAGGATCAATATCAGGCCGTGAAGGTAGCTGCAGAGACAGCAATTCCTGAAGGTACATATAAAATTACATTAAGAACTGTTGGAGGTTTTCACTCCAAGTATTTGAAACGCTATTCCTTCCATAAAGGTATGTTGTGGGTTAGAGATGTACCTGGATTTGAATACATACTCATACATACAGGCAACACTGATGAGCATACTGCAGGTTGTTTGTTAGTTGGTGAGACACAACAAGATTTAGACAAAGGTAAAGACGGGTTTATCGGTGGTTCAGGAGACGCATATAAAAAACTATATTTAAAAGTGTTACCTAAGCTGCAACAAGGTGAGGAAGTAACTATAGAATATTCACAAATTAATTTAGATCAAGCAGTAGACACAGAAGGTTTATCAACACTAGGTGCAATAGAGAAAAAGATTGACACATTAAATGCTAAAGTTACACAAGCATTAGCAGGAAGGAGACCAATTTAATGTCCTACCTATTTGATAAAGTAAAAAGAAAAAGAAACAAAGACGGAACGTTTACTAAAGATAATAAGTATACGTTTTGGAACGAAGCATGGGAGTACAAGATGAGTGATGAATTAAAACAACTTATAGAAAAAGTTGTATGGACGTTCATTGAGGCCTTTGGATCAGCACTGTTAGTTGGACCTGCATTGGATCTTGATGTATCGGCAATTCAAGCTGCGGGAATCGCAGGTGGTGGTGCAGTAATTGTGGTATTAAAAGAGTATGCAAAAAAACAACTCGCAGGTAAATAAATTTACCGCTACCCAACAGGACGTAACACACAATAAAGTAAACGATACAGGATCTCACCCGCATGGTTGGGAACCTGGAGTAGTCTTTGACTACAAGACACGCACAGGCATGATGACAACAAGGCCTGTAACTTCTGAACTATCTGAGTTTGATGATCTACTACGTGAGTGGGGATTTGATCCTAATAAATACATGATACTAGACAATACAATACGTGTATCTACGTGGGATATGAATCTAGGCAAGGGAGAAATACAACAAGCATGGGCATACAAAGCACAGATAGTTGCTAAAGATCTTGTACTTGATACTAAAGATTATGCAAAGCTAAATAGTTGGATACAATCTTACAAAAGAAAACCTAAGCCAAAAGTAAAACAACCTAAGTCTAGTTTTTTTGTAGCAATCAGTGATCTACAGTTAGGTAAGCGAGACGGTGGTGGTACTGAAGCAATTATAGATAGGTTTTTAGAAAAAATACATACAGTTAAAGATCGTTATAATTTTTTACGTGCAGCAGGTATGGAGTTTGATCAACTTACAGTAGTAGGATTAGGCGATATAGTCGAGGGGTGCGTAGGGTTCTATCCACAAGCAATGGGTCCAAACGGAGTTGAGTTGGATTATAGAAATCAAATGAAACTAGCTAGACGTGTCATTGCTAAAGCATTGATAGAGTGGAGTAAAGACTTTAATCTTGTAGTAGTAGGTGCAGTTCCAGGAAATCATGGAACCAAAAGAATTGCAAAAAATCTAGCACCAACAGGTGAAATGGATAACTATGACATAGAAGTATTTGAACAAATAGGTGAGATCTTTGCAGACAAGCCACAGTTTTCACATATAAAGTTTGTAATACCTGATGAACCACACCTATCTCTTAACGTATGTGGTACAAACATGACTTTTACTCATGGCCACCTTGCGGGGTACGGGGGATCAGTAGAAAACAAGCTAATGAATTGGTGGAAAAATCAAACGTTTGGTAAATTTCATGCAGGATCCTCAGACATTTTAGTAACAGGCCACTATCATCATCACCGTGAATTACATGACGGACGCACCTGGATACAAGTACCTAGCTTAGATGAATCAACATGGTTTGAACAGCAAGCAGGTAAGAAAACAAAGCAAGGTGTGCTAACTATGGTTGTAGATAAGAACGGACACAACAACAAAGAGATCGTCTAACAGAAAAGCGGCCTTACAAGACCGCTTTATTTCTGTTTTACAATGGAGGTGAGCCATGTAAAATCTTACTTAATCTACTTTAGCACCTGTTATAATTAAATCAAACCAATATTCAAGTAGGGTTTCCTCCTTTACCTACTTGCTTGCACCTACTTTTTTTTCAGTAGGTGTTGATATAGCAAAAAAGCTGTATATAATATATATTGGAGGTGCATTATGGCAATGACAACGCCCGATACACATACAATAGATCAGCTACAAGCTATCAAAGAGAGTGTAGCAAACACAGGTGCGAAGTTTGTAGTTGTACAGAATAGCAATGTAAAGTATATTGATTCGACAGGTGAACTAAATTATTACATTAACAAAAATGGTTTATCAATAGATCGTTTTGAATTATGGAATAACATAATACATTACATATTTGTTAGAGCAGTGCGTGGTGGGGATTAATTGGGATTATTTACAGATAAAAAGGAGATGAAAAAGTGGGCAATCGCTTTAGGTAACGCATGCGGTGGTGCCAAAGTTACTACTGAATTGCAATTAACACAAGTTAATCCTGATCAAGTTGTTAAATTAACACAGCAATTTGTAAATGAATATAATGCACAGATGTTAAAAGCAATTAAAAAATATGAGGGAGATGAAAGTGAGTGAGCCACACCCAATGGATCGTGATGTTCGTGTAATGTTTACCGATAACAGCACTAGAGATTTTATTGTTACTGCTGCAAATGTAAAAGAAGCAGAGAAAATATTTGATACCATATTTAATCACATGGAACAAAGTATTAATGATCTATTAAAACAATATAAGGTTGGGAAAAAAACAAAATTATGGGTAGAGTATAGTGTAGATAGTCATAAGTATATGACAGAGGAGGAGAGTAACTAATGAGTTGGCAAGACGAATACGATCAAGTAGAGGATAGACTAGCAAAGTTTTGGAAGGATAATCCTGAAGGCAGAATTGAAACAGAAATCATAAGTATTACAGATGATCATAAATCAGCAGTACATAAAGCAAGTGTTTTCTTAAATAAAAAAGATGTATTACCTACAGCTACAGGTATTGCACAGGATCAACACGGACCTAAAGGTGCTAACCAAACTTCATGGATAGAAAACGGGGAAACAAGCGCAGTGGGCAGGGCATTGGCCAATTATATTTATCAAGCAAAGAAAAGACCGTCAGTAACTGAAATGCAAAAGGTGGAGAACTTGAAATCTGATACAGTGAAACCTGAATCGCTTAACAATCAAGTTACCAAGAGTGTAGACCAAACTAGCAATAGCAAGGCCTACACTCCTTCACCTTCTGTACAAAAAAAATTAGATGAGGTACAACAAGCAGCAAAGGTAGCAAAGAACCAATCTGTAGAACAAAACCTTGCTGATACTTTTAATACAAATGTACAGGTATCAACAATACCTAAGTGTATGACATGTAACAATGATGTTTGGGATAACCGTGCAGACAAAGCAAGCGGTAAAGTTAAACCAACGTATCCTGATTACAAATGTAAGACAAAAGATTGCAGAATTTGGTACATAGATAGTTATGCTAATGACAAAAAAGCACCTGAGGAGTGGTATATGCCTAAAGTTGATGTAAAACCTAATGATATTAATGACATTGATGACGACATACCGTTTTAATGTCTAAAAATTATAAACATTATGCAGGTAATAGAATCTATAGTCCTGGAGATATAGATGAACTTAAATCATTAAATCCTGAAGCGTTATTACTAGAACCACGTGAACAATTTGATAACGCATACATAGGTTATGCAACTAAAGGACCAAAAGATCCTGTAGCTTGTTACGAATTTAGTTTAATTATGGATTGTTTAATTGATCAAGATGATATGCAGGAGCAAGACGCAGTAGAGCATTTTGATTACAACATAAGAGGATCATGGTTAGGTGATAATACACCTGTAATTATGCACTTAGATGAATACGCTTTATCAATAATGCAAGCAGGCCGTAGAGTTTTTGATGAAAACAAAGCAAAGGAGGAGAGCAATGAGCATGAGAGACGAGGTGCTACAGATACTGAGTGATAATCAGTGGCATTGTAGTTCTGAATTAATTGAATTAGGTTGGTCAGTAAGAAATAGGATCAGCGAAATAAGACAAGACAAAGGTGAGGATTATATTATCAGCGAACCTTGTGCGTTGGCAGCACACACACATAGAAATAAAAATATATCTATGTACAAACTAAATGATCAAGAAAAAAAACAAGAATTAATGAATAGACTTAATGACAAAACTCAATTAGACTTGTTTGCATGAAGGAAGTTTTAGAGACAAAAGGTGGCATAGCTGTATATGATATGTTGCTTGAATCTAAAACTAAATTAGTACAAATATCTACACAAATCACAGAGTTAGAACCCAAAGATCACATGGATCTTTTTCCACCAAGTTCAATGGCAGGTTCGTGGACAGCGAAGCGTATGAACGACAACTATCCTGGTATGTATATTGATTCTGTAACTGCTGCAGGTGGTTACAGTGGAGGTATTCGTTGTCAGTGGATAGGTAGTGAAGGAGAAGCGTATCTTGATATGGTTCTAACTCTTAGTGATTTATTTGCGTTCACATTTAACTACCGTAATGTCAAAGGTCTTGACTTTGGTATGTTAGATCGTATTGATATGAAGGCGTATGTTAAAGCAGCAGGGGAATCGGTACAAACAAATGTCAAAACAAAAACAACAAGGCACAAGACTTGAATCACAAATAGCTAAGGTAGTTAATGGTGAAAGACTAGCTGAAGGAGGCGCTAACGATAGAGGAGACGTTAGGTTTTATCTTAATGACGTTGAATTTATTGTAGAGTGCAAGGCAAGGCAATCATTAAACGTTACAAGAGAGTTAGCTAAAGCCATAAAAAAATCTAAAGCTAAGTACACGGCATTAGTATGGAAGCGATTAGTTAAAACAGATAAAAAAGTAAGACAACCTGACGGAGTATCCGTTGTTGTTTGTATAGATTTAGACACGTTCGTTGATTTAGTTGACGGCAAAAGAGGTAATGAATTTTATGACGATCCGTTTTGGAAGCAACTCCCATAAAGATATAGATAAGATAGGCCGCCAAACTGCACTTAATTTAGCTAGTCTTATGGCCCGTGTTGAGTATGACTTTAATAGACATGAGCCATGCCTTGTGTGTAATGAAAAATATAAGTACCACGTTGACGGTTTACCATGTGAAAGTGATGATTTAAAGAAGCAAATTATTAGATCAAATCGTTGGGATACCCATATAAAAACAACTAGCGCCCGTAAAAACGAGCGCTAGATCTTTGAGACAGTAAAATATATTTATTAATTAATCATTAACCTCCTCTATTATTCTATGACATTTATTTAATCTTATATACTTAACAATTATGTTTTGGCCTTCTAACCATGACTTTATTTCATCTTTCAGTGCCTTCCTTATAATTTTAAAGTGCCAAGCTTTTTCAATACCTATACCGTCATAAATTAGTTTATTGTTTTCAACAGCAAGATTATGGTTATCTAAAAATTCACCTGCAACTTCTTTGAGATCAATTTCTATGTCTATTTCTCCGTAGTATTTAAACTTCATTTTACTCCTCCTCCAATTTGACTAACAACTTAACCATAGATAAACGTGCGTCTCTATCCTCTAGTTGTTGCTTGTACATTAATTTATTATTAATTAATTGCTTCTCTAATATTTTTTGTGCGGTAGTTAGGCCGATATAATATCCACCTAACATACCAATCACTACTGCTATTGCCGCTTCCATTAAGCCATACTCCTTACAGGTACGGCCATAGTAATAAAGTCTCTTACTTTGTAACCGTCTCTACCTTTGTACACGTACTTATAAAATTCTTTATCTAATTTAAACACGTGATATTGTTTATCGTCTTTACTTCTAAACTGCGCTAACAAAGTAACAAGTCCTGGTCCTGTATGTTTACTTTTAGCTATTGTATGTAGCTTCATGTAGTCCATACCTCGTTGACTATCAATAAGTAGATGTTCCTCAACAGGTTTATGACTTCTATTAGTAACCCAATTTTGATAATCCTCCCACAAAGCGTCAGTTTCGGGGAAGGAAGCATGGTCAGCTAATCGTATATGCACGGGATCAGTTACCGTACTATCATGGGCGCTACCGCTAGCACCAAATAGTATTAGACTTTGTCCGTATACTCTAGCTTTTGGGAAGCTCTTAACTTTATCTATTGTAAGGCCTTCCGCTAATCTATAATTGGGTAACGTAACTGTTCTGTATTCACCTAATTCGCAACCGTTTGTGTGTACAAACCTTTTTACGTCAAAGTTTTTAGTAGTATCAACTTCACCTGTAACTTTGATCATCATGTATACAACCTCACTCTTACGTATTGGGTGATTCTTAGGCATAGTTATATTTTCAAACGGTATTTGAAACTCTAACATTTTACCTATGTCTAAGCTAGTCCAGGAGTTTACGTTAATAACCTGTATGTTTTCACTATCAAATACATACTTAGTAATACCGTATGAATCAGTTGCTTCAAATATTACACTACCAAATTCATACGTTGTATTATGCTTTTGTGTTCCAACATAATATCCACCTGGTTGATTATACGTACTGTAAGGAATCCTTACCAATATGTTGTTTAATCTTTTATGCTTATATTTTTTGTAAGCGGCCACCATGTTGTTCATTACTTCTAACTCTTTGTTAGTCATAGTTACACATACATAACCTTCGTCTAAATTACCTTCTAAAAGATCTAATGGGTTATCCATTATTTCTCCTCCTCTCTTGTATCCTCATGGTGAAATAAAACTACTGTATAGTTTTCACCGTCATGTCTGCGTAATATCTTACTATTAACGTACTCCCAATCTGTATGTCCAAACATTTGATTACATGCGTAATCTAAATGTTCTGTTTCATTACTTGGGTTTAATAATCCAGGCATTATACCTCCTCCTTTATAACTAGCTTGTAGTCAAATTCTCTATTGTCTCTATCGTCCTCATCAAAGTAAGCTACTACTTTTTTGTACTTCCTTCTATTCGTACGTAAGAATCTAGTATTGACGTAATCGTTTATATTTTTGATAGAATCTATTTCCAATACAAAGTCATCACCGCAACTTTGGCCTTCTTTTAATGATTCTTGCATAAGCTCAATAGCTTCCTCTTTAGTTTCGTAGAAGGATCTCCTCCACTCACCACCACCGTAGCTATCGTGAAAGTCCTGGTATACAACAAACAAAGGCTTCATGCTATTCCTTTTAGGTGCGCTTTAAATTGTCTCTTAGCTTCCTGGATACCATAACCCATGTAGCGTTGTCTCTCTCCTGTATGCCTACACGTCAATATAAGCATTGCATTGTGTTGTACTTGTTCTACTCTTATATCTTTTGTAGTAGATTTTTCTATTTCTATTGGATAACTCCAACTCATTTTCACCTCCATAATTGATATAGCGCCCGCATACACGAGCGCTAGATCTTATTGTATATCTTGTAGTCTCCTTGCCCAATCTTTAGGTATTCTATACCCGTCCAATTCGGTTTCTGTTTCGGCCTTCTTTTCTCTTATTTCTTTATATAAATCAAACATGTCCTTCTTACATGTTCCTTTATATACAAACCAATACCCGTCCGCTTGACTAAGCCAACTGATTAGCTTACCGCAACATAGTTTGGTTAACTTAAACTGATACTCTTTTGACGTATCGTAATCATTACGAAGCCCAAAGTATCTATTCTCTTGGTATGCCTTATCACAGGTACATAAAGTTTTATCAATTATTTGACTACCGTATTGCGTACCCATGTACCTTTGGTCCTGGAGAAATGCGTTAAAGTCTTTTTTACTTACACTCCATATACTAAGCACTACTCACCTCCTTCTCTAAAGTAGTCCAATATACTAAATCACTAGTACTTGGTGATTCACTGTATTTATCATATAGATCATCATATTGTTTTTCTGTATATTGTTTTTGTAGACATTTATTGTTATCGCAAAACACGTCATCAAACACTTTGAAATAAGCGTCCGTTATAACGTTACCGCATGTTGCGCATATCATGTCCTCACCTCCGTCAATTCGTTTGTATTTAACCTAATTAAAGGCCTTCACTAATAAAATTACTATATTACGGTCATATTGTCAAAGATCTAATGAAGCGGCCTTTGGGCGCTAGATTCTGCTTAATGTGTAAATAATTATATATTTGTATTAATAACGAATCTATAGTATTGTTATATAAGGAGGTGCAGTCATGCAAGCAAATTATATAGATCAAGATGAGAAGTTTAAGGAGACCGCTAGACGATCTTTTGAAACTTTTATAGGCCAAGTTGGCGAATCAATGGCGGTAGCTAATAAGTTATTAAAAGAACAAGACGAATTAGAACACTTACT